ATCTTCAACTAGAGCAATCGTATCGAGTTCTTGCAAACTGTCGACTTCGAACAAACTAAAATCTGGAATGAACGATACTTCAGTACCATTTCCATCTTTTTCACGTTCTGAAATCTTAATTTTTTCTCCACCATCAGAACATGAAACTGAGATTAGTTTGCCATTTTGCCAAGTCTTACCTACAAACTTAGTAGAAAGAAAGTTAGTCGCAGAAGATCCAACACCATTAGTGCCGATAGTAACGCGATTATCATCAAAGCTTGTACCAGCATTGACTTTCGTCCATGCGGCGACTGGGCGAAGAATTGTTTCTTTACTTGTTTCATCATATACTTCATCTTGTGGAATACCGCGACCGTTGTCGGTTACGGTAATCATGTCCATGTTAATAGTTACATCGATTTTGTTTGCGAATTCAAAATTAGTACGAATTGCTTCATCGATAGAATTGTCGAGAATTTCGTCAATCATCTTTGATAGAGCTGGAACATACTTCGCAGTTTTCCACTCTCCCATAACGAAGCGATCAAACTGTTCACGGGCAGAAGATCCCATGTACATACCGATTCTTTCTCGTACGTGCTGACGAGCTGTTAAGATTTTAAATTGTTCAGCCAAAGCATTATCTCCATTAGTTGACTAAGTCATTATATAGCAGTTTTCGACCAATGTCAACTACTCATTTAGAATGTACATCATTATTTCGCCCATTCTGTTGATCTCTAAGTCATTATATATACATTTTGATATATAAGGATTCATATATCTCACTTTATTAGTAGATAAAAAAGGAGCTAGAAACTCATCCCTAAACTTGATAAAGTCTTCAATTCCATTCTCAGATGCTCTTAAGTGGCACTCAACAGCGATGTGTTTTACATTATCTTTAATCCAAGATAAATTTTCTTTAGATAAAACGTCATACTCGCCGCCTTCACAATCTAATTTTAAGTAATCGATCTTTTCGATTTTAAACCTGTCGATGAACTCTTTGAAAGACATAGTTTTAAATTCATTTGTATGAAAAACAAAGTTGGTATGTGAAGGCTTAGATCCTATTGCATAATCAACTGGAATGAATCTGATCTCATCCTCGTTGACGATGTAATCATACATGTTATTAATAATAGTCTTCATAAATTTTTTGTTTGGCTCGAGAGAATAGACTTTAGATGCCCCTCGATCTAAAGCATGGGCTGTAAACATTCCAACACAGGCACCAATATCTACTACAATATCACCGGGTTGAACTTTACGCCACCAATCATAATCGCACCTTTTAAAAAACTCGTTGTGCATAGTGGAAACTGTAGCCATACATAAGTCAGCTGTATCCATGTAAAGATTAAGAGCCTGTTTATTTTCCATCATATATTTCCTATCCAATGTGTGCAATCATCGCAAGGATCATCAACGTAGTTCGGAATAGAATATTCCATATAATTATCCGTTGTTGTTTCCAGTCTCTTATTTATAGAATCGTGCCATTACTGATTCAGATAAATACTATCATATCTAATCCCCAGTGTCAACAGGAAAATTTCTAATGATTACAAACTACTTGTCACCTATATCTTTTGCTATCTCAGTAGAAAGACTCCCAAATGTTGAGTTCTTTACTCAAAGAGCCTCTATACCTGGAATCAGTATGACTCCTGTAGAGCAGCCATCACCACTAAAGATGCTATATAATACTCCGGATAGATTAGAGTATCAAGAGTTTGAGATGTCTTTCATAGTTGATGAAAACATGAATAACTACAAAGAAGTTTTCAACTGGATGGAAGGCATAGCTTTCCCAGATACAAATGAGCAGTTCGCTAATTTACAAGAAAGTAAATTTGGTTTAACCTCAGATATTACTCTTTTAGTTCAAAACAGCAACAGAAATGCTAATATCAAATTTGTTTTCAGAGATTGTTTTCCAATCAACCTCAGCCCAATTCAGTTAGACGTAACAAACTCAGACGTCGTATACCCAGAATGTTCAGTCACTTTCAGGCATAACGGATTTACCTTCGAAAAATTCAGTTGACATTTTCGAGAATCAGTGTAGAATCATAATTGGGTAATTATCTCTAATAAAAGGCTAAAGTATGAGCACTGAGGACATTAGTGAGTTGTGGGCTGTCGACTCGAAAATTGATGAAACAAATTTGATACACGAGTCGAAACGTATTCCAGAGCTTCATAGTAAGTACTACAACATGTACTTCAAGGAAGCTTTGAAAGTTAAAAAACTCAAAGCAGATTATAAAGAACTAGAACACGCTAAGTATGAATACTATAGCGGTAATATGGATATGGACGATTTAAAAGCTCGTGGCTGGGAACCTTTTAGGCTGAAAGTTATCCGTCAGGATATGGATAAATATATGATGGCAGACAAGGATATTATCAACTTAAGCCTTAAGATTGATTATCATTCTGTTCGAGCAAATTATCTTGAAGATATTATTAAAACAATACACAGTAGAAATTTCGTTATTAAGAATATTATAGATGTAATGAAGTTCCAACACGGAGAATACTAAATTATGACTGATGTGGTGCACGTAGAACAGATGAATGCAGTATACTTGAAAGTTACCGCTGATCCTGGCGTGCGTCAAGAGATTGCTAATTATTTTTCTTTTAAACCAAATGGTTACCAGTTTTCTCCTGCTTACAAGAACCGTGTATGGGATGGAACAATAAGACTTTACAGTCCTATGAAACCACTTCTTTATGTTGGTCTTTTTGCTCGTCTTAAAAAATTCGTTGAAAGTCTTGGTTATGAATTAGATGCTCCTGATCACCTTATGCTTGGAGAGGAAATTCCAGATGATTACGGTTACCAACTGGCTGAAGAAATCAATTGCAAATTTAAACCAAGAGATTACCAAAACCAATACGTTGTTGATGCGATCAGGGATTCACGATCACTGTCACTGTCTCCTACATCTTCTGGCAAATCGTTAATTATCTATCTAATACAACAGCATTATTATAGAACATATAATCATCGCACTCTAATTATTGTTCCAACGATCGGTCTAGTTCATCAAATGGCTGGTGACTTCGTTGATTACGGATGCACAGATGAAATCTATAAAATTCAGGGTGGAGTAGATAAACACACCGATGCTCCTGTTGTAATCTCAACTTGGCAATCTTTGATTAAGCAACCAAAAGATTGGTTTGACCAATTCAAAGTTGTGCTTGGAGACGAGGCTCACTTGTTCCAAGCTAAATCTCTACAAAAAATTATGGAAGGATTGGATGAATGTTATTACCGACATGGCTTTACTGGTACACTCAAGTCGGAAGAGAGCAAGACACATCGTCTAGTACTGGAAGGTTGCTTTGGCTCAGTGCGTAAGCATGTATCGACAAAAGATCTTATCGACGATGGAACTGTCGCCGATTTTAATGTGAAAGCAATCGTACTTGCTCATAGTGTGGAATCAAAACAAAAGTTCAGAGATGCTTTAAAGACTATTAAAGTTGCAAGTAAGAAATATCCAGCTGAGCGTGAATTTATTGTCAACAACCACAAGCGTAATATTTTTATTCGTAATTTGCTTTGGTCTCTTGAAGGTCAAAACAATCTTGTGCTTTTTGATCTAGTTGAGAAACATGGTAAGATCTTAGAGCCTTTGCTTCGCAAAGACGGACGTCAACTTCATTTCATTTATGGTGGGGTTGATGGTGAAGAACGTGAACGCATTCGTCATTTGATTGAAAACGATCCGATCAAACAACATGATATTCTTGCTTCTTATGGTGTTTTCTCTACTGGTGTGAACTTGAAAAGACTTGATAATGTGATCTTTGCTTCTGGTTCGAAATCAGAGGTTAAGGTTCTTCAGTCTATTGGTCGTACTCTTCGTAAAGGAAATGGATCCGACAAAGCTACGCTATATGATATAGCTGATGACCTGTCGGTCGGTAGTTTCGAGAACTACACTCTTCAACATTTTCGTAAGCGTATCGAGATCTATGGATCCGAACAATTTAACTTTAAGATTTATACAGTAAACATATAGATTAATTTATTGAGCCATAAGGCTATTATATCTATATCCTGTTGTGTGTCAACGGTTTTTTCACCGCAAGTGAATTTTTTTCTTGTTGACATTTAATAATCAATAGGTTATACTGTACAAGATAACAAGAAGGAGAATAACTCTCATGGTTAAAAAAACTGCACGTAATTACGTCAACAATAAAGACCTTCTTGAAGCTCTGATTGAATACCAAAAACAATGTAAGGAAGCAGAAGAGTCTGGAGATGATCTTCCACGCGTCCCTGATTACGTTGGCATGTGTATATTTCAAATAGCTACAAGATTGGCTACAAAACCAAATTTTTCCGGTTATTCATATAAAGATGATATGATTTCAGATGGAATTGAAAACTGTCTGCTTTACATTAATAACTTTAATCCTGAAAAATCTCAAAACCCATTTGCTTATTTTACTCAAATTATTTGGTACGCATTCCTACGCCGTATTCAAAAAGAAAAGAAGCAAATGTATATCCGTTTCAAATCATCTCAAAGTATGATCGCAGCTGGTGATACCTATTCCGGTAATGAAATACAACTGCATTTGAACACTAATGCAGATTATATGAATTCATTTATTGAAGATTATGAGGATAAGCTAACTAGAGACAAGGAAAAGAAAAAGTGAAAATCGCTATTATTACAGACATGCATATAGGAGTACGTGGAGACTCTAAAATTTTTGGCGATCATCAAGAAAGATTTTTCAAAGAGATCTTTTTTCCATATCTCGATGAACATAATATCAAAACAGTTTTAGATCTTGGTGACACGTTTGACCGTCGTAAATTTGTTAACTTTGTTACACTCAAAAGAAGTAAAGATTTTTTCTTTGGTCAACTCGCTAGTAGGAATATCGAATATCATGCTGTAGTAGGAAATCACTCAGTATATTATACTAACACTAATGAAGTTAACTCTATGGATCTGCTCCTTGGAGAATATAGTAACTTTCATATCTATGAGAACGAACCAAAACATTTGACATTTGGCTCGACCAATGTTACTATGGTACCGTGGATTACTAAAGATAATGCTGAAACTTGTTATGAGAGTATCAAGCAGTCTTCAGCACATATTCTTATGGGACACTTTGAGATCAAAGGTTTCGAAATGCTTAAGGGCACTGTATGTGATCACGGTATGGATATGAACGTATTCAAAGACTTCGAGCAAGTTTATTCTGGTCACTTCCACCATCCATCAGAATATGGTAACATTAAGTATCTTGGTGCTCCATATGAAATGACTTGGTCTGACTACAATGGACGTCGTGGTTTTCATATCTTAGATACTGAAACACGTGATCTCGAATGGATTGAAAACCCGTTTAAAGTGTTCCACAAAATTGATTACGATGATGCAGACATGACTATTGAAGATATTGCTTCTTTAGATGTTACTAATATTCGTGATGCCTACGTAAAGGTTATTGTTAAGAATAGAACCAACCCTTATATTCACGATTTATTCATCAACAAACTTACTGATGCTGGAGCTGCTGATGTTAAGTCTATAGAAGACAGTTTGAATATCGAGAATGAAGGTATGGATGATATTCTTGACGAAACTCAAGACACTAAAGACATTTTACATTCTTACATTGATTCATTGGAAACAAATATCAATAAATCAAACATTAAAAAAATTATCGATGAATTATATATTGAGGCTCAGAACGTTGCATGAAAATAACCTTTAAAAAACTCCGATATAAGAATATTCTTTCAACTGGTAACGTATTTACTGAAATAGATTTAAACAAAAGCACAACTACACTTGTAAGTGGCTCAAACGGCAGTGGAAAATCCACTGTCCTTGATGCTATCGTGTTCGCGCTTTATGGTAAACCATTTCGCAAAATCAACAAGCCTCAGCTGTTAAACTCTATTAACCAACGCGAACTTGTGGTTGAAATTGAGTTTACTGTTGGAACGAATAGTTACATGGTTCGACGTGGTATCAAACCTGGCATATTCGAGATCCACAAGAATGGAGCTTTAATAGACCAAGAGTCTGCCACTCGTGATTATCAATCTTACCTTGAACAAAACATTTTAAACTTAAATTACAAATCTTTTAACCAGATTGTAATTCTTGGTAGTGCTACGTATGTTCCTTTCATGGAACTTCCTGCTCATGCTCGACGTGAGATCATTGAAGATCTTCTTGACATTCAAGTCTTTAGTACTATGAATACACTGCTCAAGGAAAAGATTTCTCTAAACAAAGAAAGAATTACAGAAAACGCTTATCAAAAAGATCTTGTAGAGTCTAAGCTTGAGTCTGCTAAAGAGCACAACGCCTCCATTCGTAAGATCCGTGAAGATGAAGTAAATAAGATCAAAGAGAAAATGAATGAACATATCTCTAAGATCGAAGAAGATAAGCAAAAGATTGAAACGATCCAAGACATTATTGAAGTCCTTATGTCAGATATTCAAGACAAAGCTGATGTTAAAAGCAAACACGAAAAAGCTCGTAGTTTGAAGTCAGAACTTGAAACAACACTTCGTAATCTTTCAAAAGAACTCAACTTCTATCATGACAACGACAACTGTCCTACTTGTAAGCAGGGTATTGCTCATGATTTTAAAGAGAATGTTATTACCGAGAAAGGTAAAAAGCTAGAAGAATTGAAGGCTGGCTTACAAGATTTATCGGAAAAGATAAAAGAATATGAGGATCGTATTGAGTCTATTTCAGCTGTTGAAACAGAAATTACCAATGCTAACCTGAAGATTGGCGACTATAGAGCAAACATAAAAGTATCTAAGAATGCTCTAGTTTCTTTTAAGAATGAATTAACAAAAGCTGAAGAAGAAGTGGAAGCAATTGATACCTCTAAATTAAAAGAGTTGCAAAAACAGCTCACTAATATTGATAAGGATCAAGTTGAACTGTACAACCATAAAGATGTTCTTGGGATTGTGTCTGTTATGCTTAAAGATGGCGGTATCAAAACTAAAATCATTCGACAGTACATTCCAGTTATGAATAAGCTGATCAATAAGTATCTTGCAGCCTTTGATTTGTTTGTTGACTTCCATATCGACGAAAACTTTAATGAGGTAATCAAGTCTCGTTTCCGTGATACATTCTCGTATGCTTCGTTTTCTGAAGGTGAAAAGCTTCGTATCACACTTTCTATTATGTTAGCTTGGCGTACCGTTGCTAAGCTTCGTAACTCTGTATCAACCAACCTTTTGGTTCTAGATGAAACACTTGACGGTGCTATGGATGGTGTTGGTGTAGAGAACTTGATCGATACACTACACAATTTGAATTCAGACGATAACATTTTTGTTATCAGCCATCGTGGCGATCAGTTTGGAGACAAGTTTGAGAGTCATGTTAAATTCCAAAAGGTAAAGAACTTCTCGGAGATAGCATCATGAAGACACTAAACAACAAAATGTCTATACAGGGTCTTAATGATCTTCATACTTTAAGAACCATGCTACATGAATTTTTTGATAAAAAAACTTACGACTGGTGGTGTAAAGTAAAACCCGGTGATACAGTAATGGATTTAGGTGGAGCAATTGGAATGTTTACTTGCAACGCTTTAGACTTAGGCGCAGAAAAAGTTTATGTAGTAGAGCCAAATATAGAACTATTAGAAACTGTAGTACAT